AAGATCTTACACAGAGCTGATTCAGATTCCTACATTTAAAGAGCGCTACCAATATTTACGTCTTGCTAGCCAGGTCGGTCAATCAACATTTGGATTTGATCGATATCTCAATCAGAAGTTTTATCATTCTCCGGAATGGAAACGAATCCGAAGAGATGTAATTATTCGTGATGAAGGTCGCGATCTTGCAATGCCGGGATATGAATTACAGCATGATATATTTATCCATCATATGAACCCGATGGTTCCAGAAGATTTAATCGATGTACCTGACTACATTCTTAATCCAGAATTTCTTGTCTGTGTAAGCAAGCAAACACACAATGCTATTCATTATGGTGATGAAAGTCTTTTGCCGCAATTACCAATTGAACGAACACCGAATGACATGTGCCCATGGAAGTAAACAACTGATATTTACATGACATATACAAGCATGCGAAATGTTAGAAGCGAACTTTGATGGCTCCATGTGATTTCAGGTGTTCGGTTAGTCGAAAACAAGGCCTGACGTCTTTGCCATAAAATAATAGAAAGGAGGGTTTGGATCATGCCTCTTGTAGAAAATCAGAGCATTCTGATGAGTATTAAAAATCTGCTAAATGTTTATGAGTCCGATCCAGCATTCGATACACAGATCGGGATGTTTATCAATGAAATATTTATGACATTACATCAGCTTGGTATTGGTCCTGATGAAGGTTTCTCCATCAATGAAGCCAGTACGACATGGTCAGAATTCTCCAAAGACAAAACACTGATCGAAGCTGTAAAGACTTATGTCTATTATAAGGCGCGACTTGTATTTGATCCGCCAGCATCATCAGTAGTTTCAGACGCAATCAATTCCAGAATCGCAGAACTTGAATGGCGATTGGTTGCACAAAATGAACGTAATTGGAATCAAAATGAAAGTGAAGGAGGTGAGACCCTTGAAATACTATGCCGTTACCAATGACCCTCGTGAGTTGTATCACTACGGCGTCAAAGGTATGAAATGGGGTCAGCACCTCTTTGGCGACGACCTGAGACCTAAAAGCCAGGCATTTAAACGGGCTGCTGCTAAACTTCGGAATAACATGCGAAGTGGTCTTGAAAACCTGTCGAAGTCCAGAGCAACTCATCAGAGACAAAAGCAACTTAAAGCTGCCAGAAAAGCGCGTGATCGTATTAATTATATCGAAGGTATGAATCGATATGATAACGAGCGAGCATATGCCAAGCAGCTGAATCGAGATCTTAAGCAGCAACAGAAGCAGCAGAAGTGGATGCAGAAGCAGGCTGGACTTGAAAGTAAGACTGCTGCAAACAGTGCTTATGTTTCTTATAAGAATGCTAAGCGTGCCGCCAAGATTGAAAAGCGCATGGACAAGATCATGAAGCAGGCACGTCAGGGCAAATTGAAATATGGCAAGCTGAGTAGTGAACAAATTGAGCGCGTTCAAGACAGGTTGAATCTTGAGAATCAGACCAGAAAGCTTGGTTCTCAGGAAAAGACTTGGCGTCAGCAGAAGAAGGAAGCACGTCGTGCTGGTCAGCTTCAGGGTATTACACGTGGTACTGCTGCAGTTATGGAGGAAGTTGCTCGTGCAGGTGCTCAGGTTGGTATCAAGCATATTCTGGATCGGCGTAAGTTGAATCAGGCTGCTAAGCAGGAAGGCATTCTGGATAAGATCAAGAATCGTGAACGAAATAAGAAAACTAAGAGTGAGATTGATGAAGATATCAAGCAACAAGCTTACGAAGTTATGGCCAAGAATGGCGAAAGTTGGTTTACCAGAAGAGCGCCAATGACGATTCATGATTATCAAGCAAATGTTAAAGCAATCGAAGATCAAAAGCGTTTAACTGATGCACAGAATGCTGTTAAGACAGAATATGAGAAGAAGTTATTTGAATTAACAAAATATAAAACAATTAAAGATCAAAAGCGTTTAGCCGATGCACAGAATGCTGTTCAAGAAGAATATGATAAAAAGTTCTTTGAATTAACAAACGACTTAAATGTGAATGACGAAGATATACAAAATCATTATAATTTAAGTAAGCGTGAAAAACATAAATATAATAATGATGCTGAATATCGTCAGGAAGTTAGGAATAGGTTTTTCGTTGATGTTACGAATGATTTGGCAAAACGTTATGATCAACGTGAACAAGCTAAGGAAAAGCAGGAGCAGTATGAAATTGAGCAGAAGAAATTTGATGCTGCCAAAGAAGTGTTTAAGAAAGATCATAGAGCATGGGAGAAAGAAGTTCTTGACGCTCAACAAGAATATCAGCAAGCCCTTCCTGAATATAATAAATTACGTGCAGATAGAGATGCTGCTGAAAGAGAATGGAATGATAAAGCTGCGCGTAATGTTTCGATGGGGCTGGCAATTCCTGAAAAACCTGATATTATCAAACATCCTTTGCCTAAATTAGAGTATCCTAAAGTTCGTCCAGAACCAAAATTCAATATGCAGCCGCCTAAACAAGTTAAAGTAGCATCTTATGATCCAATTGTTGAAAAATGGGGTAAACCAAGAAATAGTAACAACAACGGTGGCGGCAGTAAAAAGAAGAAGAATTGATCTACCTCAGCAATACAGCCACGCCGAAGTATTTCGCACAGTTTCGTGATCTAGTTCTTCGAGGAGAGATTCCAGTCTGTAAAGAAATCTCCATGGAAATGTATCGGATTCAAGATCTGATTGATAATCCTGGAGTATATTATGATCCGCAGCCTGTCGAGGCATTTATAAATTTCTGTGAAGGAGAAATGTGCCTGACAGACGGAAGTGATCTAACGCTTCTGGATTCTTTCAAGCTCTGGGCTGAACAGGTTTTTGGATGGTATTATTTTGTTGAAAAGAGCGTTCCTGTATTAAGTCCCGATGGTCATTCAGTTCACTACGAGACCAGGACAGTTAAGAAGCGTCTTACAACAAAACAGTTTCTGATTGTTGGTCGTGGTGCTGCTAAGAGTATTTATGCCAGTTGCATTCAGAGATATTTTCTGAATGTTTCAACAGAAACAACTGACCAGATTGTTACTGCGCCAACAATCCGACAATCCGATGAAACACTTGGACCGATTCGTACAGCAATTGTTCGTGCAAGAGGTCCGCTGTTTAAATTCCTGACAGAAGGAAGTCTTCAGAATACGACAGGCTCAAAAGCCAATCGTGTGAAACTGGCTTCAACGAAACTCGGAATACAAAATTTTATAAATGGTTCAATTATTGAGCCTCGCCCTATGACGATTGACAAACTTCAAGGTCTTCGTCCAAAGGTAGCCACCGTTGACGAATGGCTGTCGGGGGATATCCGCGAAGACGTCATCGGAGCTATTGAGCAGGGTGCTTCCAAACTTGATGATTATTTTATCCTAGCAACAAGTTCTGAAGGAACAGTTCGAAATGCTAGTGGTGATGACATCAAAATGGAATTGATGAGCATCCTGAAGGGAGAATACGATAACCCGCATGTCAGTATCTGGTACTACAAACTTGATGATGTCAAGGAAGTTGCAGATCCAAGCATGTGGGTAAAAGCGAATCCAAATCTTGGTAAAACAGTAAGCTATGAAGCATACCAGCTTGATGTGGAGCGTGCTGAAAAGGCACCATCAGCTCGTAATGATATTCTGGCTAAAAGATTTGGAATCCCGCTTGAAGGTTACACTTATTTCTTTACATTCAATGAGACATTGCCACATCATCATAGAGACTTTTGGAACATGGGTTGTTCGATGGGTATTGACTTGTCACGAGGCGATGACTTCTGCGCCTTTACGTTCTTATTTCCTCTTGGAGATGGAACATTCGGGATCAAGACGCGTTGCTATATTTCCTCTGCGACATTTGCAAATCTTCCTCAGTCTATGCGAAATAAGTATGATGAATTCATTGATGAGAATAGTCTCGCCGTATTGGATGGAGCAATTCTTGACATGATGGAAGTCTATGATGATTTGGACAATTTTATCATGCAATCAAAATATGATGTGCGTTGTATTGGTTATGACCCGTATAATGCAAAAGATTTTGTTGCACGATGGGCATCCGAGAATGGTGACTTCGGCATAGTAATGGTTCGGCAGGGAGCTAAGACAGAAAGTGTACCTCTTGGAGAACTTAAGAAACTTGCTGAAGAACGTGCGCTTATATTTGATCAGCAAATGATGACATTCACAATGGGTAATTCCATTGCAATTACTGACAACAATGGTAACCGTAAGCTTTATAAGAAACGGAATGATCAAAAGATCGACAGTGTTGCTGCAATGATTGATGCGCTGGTTGCTTATAAGATGAATCGTGATGCTTTTGACTAAACTCATCAGGAGTGAATTACAATGAGCGAATATTATGGAGTAACTCGCTCCGATGAATCCCTTAAACACTATGGCATTAAGGGAATGAAATGGGGAGTGAGAAAAGCGCTATATACTGGTAACCAGAAAGCGCTTGACAGACATTTCAAAAAAGCGGCCAAAAAGCTTTATAAATTGCAGGATATTGGTATGCGACCAGGCAAGTATGCTGCAAAAGCTGCAGCCTATGGTGCAGCAGCTGCAGGTACTGGAACGCTTGCTGTTGGTGGAACAGGTACTGTTGCAGGTGCAATAAAGAAATTAAGTCCCCTTGTAAGAAAAGCTTCATTAAGACCTAATGGAACTGTAAGGAATCTTGATTTATATTTCTTATCTCGCGATATGAAAGAAAAGATCCCAAACAGATTGATTGACTTTGGCAATAAGGAGCATAATTTCAACATATTAACAAGACGTGCAGATTCAAATGCACCTAATCCAACACATCCAACAGCGGTTAACCAATATCGTAAATTAACAATAACAAATAATGATTTATTTAGAGCTGGCGCAGGATTAGCAACAGCAGGCTTAGCTGCTAAATCCGCACAAAATGCATATCGTGCTACGCATGCAAAGAAATATCGTGCAAAAGCAGAAGCATTTAAAAATGCTATGGATGAAAGCTTTGCCGGAACACAATATGCTGGCAAGTATGTTTATCAAAAACCGAAAAGAAGAAAACGGAGGTAAATCAAAATGGATAATGTTTATTATGGAGCGCCTACTACTCCTACTACTGATTATCTTGCTCACTATGGCGTTAAAGGTATGAAGTGGGGAGTACGTAAAGCACGCGAAAGTGGATCTGATAGGCGCATGGATCGTGAATTTAGAAGGGCTCAGAAGAAATTGGCCAAACTTGAAAAACGTGCTGCCAGTGGTAAGAAATATGCCAAGCGTGCGGCTGCTCTTGGTCTTGGTGCTGCTGGAGCTGGAGCGATTGCTGCTACTGGCACAAAAGGTGTATCCACAGCTGTGCGTTATGGAATGCGTGGAGCAAGTGAAGCAACCAGAGGTCTTGGTGCAGCTGCCTCTGGAGCTGGTAAGCTTATGTCCAAATTTGGTGTAAGAGGCGGTGGTCGTTTACAGAAAATTGGTAGCACCATGAAGACCGCCGGTAGCAAAGTTAATCTTGTAGGTGGAAAAGCTGGCAACGCTATTGAAAAATGGGGTAAAGGAAATAACGTAGCTAAAAATGCTGTGAACAAATTTGCAAACGCAGCTAAGATTCCTGAAGCGCATTGGGCAAATCCGTATCTGAATAGAGTTGGAAAAATTAGTAACAGCGGCGTTGTGAGACTTGGTGCCGCCGGTCTTGGCGCTGGTCTTGCTGCTGGTGCTGGTTACAATGCTTACCGTGCTGCTACCACAAAGCGTGCTGCTAAGAAAGCCGCTCAGTTCCGTAGCGAAATGAATAAAGCTTTCGCCGGAACCAAGTATGCCAATCAGGTGGCATCTTCCGGATATCGTCCGAAGCAGAAGAAGCGTCGTAGTCGGCGGTAATTACTTTACCACGAATTATATTATAAACAAAGGCATACCACAACTCTTTAAATCAAAATGAAAATATGAGGTGATGCTATGGCCTCATTTGGACAAAGGCTCCAGCATGCCTGGGCAGCCTTTCGTAATAATCGAGACCCCACGGATGATATTTCCGCAGTATACAGCAGACTGCCAGATCCCGTGACCGTCGGGTACACAAGCAGCACTCGGCCCGACAGGGTTCGATTGACGCGAGGTAAAGATCGGTCAATTATTACCGCGATTTACAATCGGATTGCTGTTGATACAGCCGCGGTAAAAATTAAACATGTCCGGGTGAATGAGAATGGCCGATATCAGGGAACCATTCTATCCGGGCTTAATAACTGCCTGTCCATAGAGGCTAATATGGATCAATCCGGAAGACAGTTTATTCAGGATGTTGTTATGAGCATGTTGGATGAAGGCTGCATTGCGATTGTTCCAACAGCTGCGGATATTAATCCGAATCTGAATACATCATTTGATATTCTTTCTCTAAGGACAGGCAAAATTACTCAATGGCGACCAGATGAGGTTAAGGTGCAAGTATACAACGAGTACCGAGGCCTCAAAGAAGAAATCTGGTATTCCAAGCGGGCTGTTGCCATTGTAGAGAATCCTTTCTATGCAGTTATGAATGAACCGAGCTCCACCCTTCAGCGTCTGCTGCGAAAGCTAGCGTTGAAGGATATGGTGGATGAAACGATTAGCTCTAATAAGCTTAATATGATCGTTCAACTTCCTTATACCATTAAGACAGAAATGCGAATGAAGGAAGCTGAAAAGAGAAGTAAGAAGCTTGAAGAGCAGCTTGTTACATCCAAATATGGAATCGGTTATATTGACGCAACAGAAAAGATTACACAGTTGAACCGACCGCTGGATAATAACCTTCTTGAACAAATTCGGGATTTAACCGATCAGGTATATGGTCAGCTTGGTTTGACAAATGAAATTATGAATGGGACTGCCGATGAAAAGGTTATGCTGAATTACTATAACCGGACCATCGAACCGATTCTTGCCGCGATTTGTGATGCGATGATAAGAATCTTCCTCACAAAGACAGCCAGAACACAGGGTCAGTCCATTATGTATTTCCAGGATCATTTCAAGCTTGTTCCGGTTAACAATATTGCGGATATTGCCGATAAGTTTACCCGTAATGAGATTCTTACGGCCAATGAGATTCGCAGCATTATTGGTATTATGCCGAGCGATGATCCGAAGGCTGATGAATTGCGTAACAGCAATATGCCTCAGTCTGAAGACGGACCTCCTCCTGAAGAAGAGGAACCTGTTGATCCTGAAGAACTGGAAGCAGCCAGAAAGATATTACTTGATGCTGGCTTGAATGAGAAGGATCTGAGTGAATTATCAGATTCTGAAATCGTTGAGCTGGCTGAAAAGTATCAAAACGGAGACCTCGAAGAAGAGGAAGAAGAGGCTCCCTCCGGTAATCCTCAGCCGGAAACCGGATGATCAATTCTAAATCAAAATGGAAATTAATTCGGAGGAAAGTGTCATGAAAGACAGACCTTATGACATTTCCGGCTGGGCAACGATGTGTAATATCAAATGCACGGACGGCCGGACTATCCGCCCGAATGCCTTCATCGATAATGACGGTGAAGAAGTCCCCATGGTTTTTCAGCATTGCCACAGTGATCCTGAGAATGTTCTGGGTCATGCACTGCTAGAGAATCGTGATAAGGGTGTCTACTGTTATTGTTGGTTCAATAAGAACCCGAAGGCTCAGGCGGCTAAAAATGCAGTAGCGAACGGCGATATTAAGCAGTTCTCTATTTATGCCAATCAGCTTGTGCAGAAAGGTCAGGATGTTATTCACGGCTCCATTAAGGAAGTCAGTCTTGTTTTGACTGGTGCTAATAAGGGCGCTGTGATTGAGAACCTGAACTTTGCGCACAGTGATGGCTCTACTTTTATGGATGACGAAGAGGCGCTTATCTATACTAAAAAACAGAAGATTTTGTGCCATTCAGAAGAAAACGACATGGAGGAAGACGACATGAGTAAAAACGCTACTCTTGACGTTCAGGACATTCTGGACGGGATGAACGAAGAGCAGCTGGCTGTTGTGAACGCTCTTTATGAGCAGGGCCAGATCGATGCTCTGAATGCTGTTGGTTATGATCCCGACGCCGACGAAGAGGATGAGGACGACGAAGAAGACTTCGATGAAGAAGATGAAGAAGACGACTTCGACGACGAGGAAGACGACGAAGAGGATGATGCCGACGAAGAAGACGATGAAGATGAGTTCGACGATGAGTACGAGGAAGACGACGAAGACGACGAACTCGACGATGAAGACTATGAAGATGACGAGGAAGAGGACGAAGCCGTCGCTCATTCCGGATTTGGAGGGTATGAACTTATGAAAAACAATCCTTTTGAGAACACCGCTATGGATGATGTTACCGTTGGTGGCGAACTGAGCCATGCCGAGATTGAAACCATTTTCGAAGATGCGAAGCGCGGCGGAAGCCTTCGTGAGGCTGTTCTGGCTCATGCTGATGATTACGGCATTCAGCAGATCGATTGGCTGTTCCCGGATGCTAAGAATGTTGATACGGTCCCTTCTTTCATTCAGCGTGACCAGGGCTGGGTAAGCAAGGTCATGCAGGGAACCAAACATACTCCTTTTAGCCGCATCAAGACGCTGTTCGCGGATATCACTGAAGATGAAGCCCGTGCGAAGGGTTACATCAAGGGCAACAAGAAAGTCAATGAAGTGTTCACGCTGCTGAAGCGGACCACTGATCCCCAGACCATTTATAAGAAGCAGAAGCTTGACCGTGACGATGTGATCGATATTACTGACTTCGATGTCGTGTCCTGGCTGAAGGCTGAAATGCGGATGATGCTGGATGAGGAAATTGCCCGTGCTATCCTGATCGGTGATGGTCGGCAGACTTCTTCTGATGATCATATCAGTGAGAGCCACATCCGCAGCATTTTCCGGGATGATGATCTGTACACTGTTCGTAAGGAACTGGTTGCTGTGCAGGGTGAGCCCAAGGCGAAGACTTTCATTAAGACTGTGCGTAAGGCCTGGAAGGACTATAAGGGTTCCGGCAATGCTGTTGCTTTCGTGACCGAAGACTGGCTGAGCGAACTGCTGCTGCTGGAAGATGGCATTGGTCATTTCCTGTATCCCACCAAGGAGACCGCCGCGAATGTTCTGGGTGTGCGTGAGATCATCACTGTGCCTGTGATGGCGGATGCCTCTACTGTTCGGACTGATACTACCAGCGGCAAGACCTTCAAGCCCGCTGCGATTATCGTGAACCTGAATGATTATAATGTTGGTGCTGATAAGGGCGGCAGCGTGAATATGTTCGAGGACTTCGATATCGATTACAACCAGCAGAAGTACCTGATTGAAACCAGGTGCTCTGGCGCTCTGATCAAGCCCATGAGCGCGATCGTTATTGAGGAAGAAGTAAACCCTTAACGCCCCCTTCAGGTGACGACGATCAGCCCGTAGACCCGACTCCAACTCCGGGGCCGGGTCCGGACCCTGATCAGCCAGAAGGGGTGTCTACTATTGATGAAATCAGAAATGCACTTTCTGGAGACGCGAAAGAAATCAGACTTGATAATGATTTGACTCCGGATAAAGCTTTGGTTGTCAATAGAGACGTAACCATTGATCTGAATAATCATAAGATCGAAGGCGTTGTTAATTCCGTTTTCAGTGTATCTGGAGCCACTCTTACCCTGACGGGAGATGGGCGTGTTACAAATACGAAAGTTGTTGGCGTTGCACGTAATGGTGGCACAATCAAAATAGAAGGCGGCATTTATACAAGTACAACTAGTGAAGGATTCCAGGCTTCACGTGGTGGTACCGTGATATTTGACAATGGTGAAATTCACAGCAGGGAAGGTGCTTTGACTGCAGCTACCGGTGGTGGCACCATTGAAATGAATGGCGGTACAATCATTACTGAGGATAATTTCGGTATTGCAACTAACGGAACTTCCGGACGTGGCGGAAATACCATTACCATGAACGGCGGTATTATTCGTGCGAATATCGTAACCACTGGCTATGAAGCGATTGGTGTCTATATTGCAAACAGCGACACGTTTGTAATGAACGGTGGCGAAATATATGCCAATGGTGGAACCGGTCTTTGTATGCGTGGCGGTAATGTTACGATTAATAATGGTTCTATCACAGCAACTGCCGGAACAGATGGCATGATTGCTGATGATCGTCGTGTTATGACTGGTACTAGTGCTGTGATTTATGACGAAGCAGCTAATTATCCGGGTAATGCTGGAATGAGCCTGACTATAAACGGCGGTGTGATTACCGGTGTCGATCATTCTATTCAGATCCTCAGCAATGAGGAAACTCCGAATGTTACAGTAACAGGCGGAACTTTGGTGCCTTCTTATCCGTAGGCGCCTTAAATTTATACTGAAAGGCGGTGAAAAGAATGGCCAGATTTCATGGAACCGTAGGGTTTCTGAGAACAGAAGAAACAGATCCAGATAATCATCCTGGTGTTTGTACGGAAGTTCTCAGGGAAAGACCATATTATGGCGATGTGCTTTCAAATAGCCGTCGTTGGGATCAAAATGGAAATTTCAATGATAATCTGACAATCAATAACCGCATCAGTATTGTTGCCGATACTTTTGCAAGAAGCAATCTTGGCGCAATGAAATTTGTCAGATGGCTCGGGGATACCTGGAAAGTAACAAATGCTGAAATTCAGTATCCCCGAATTATTTTGACTATTGGAGGTCAGTATCATGAGCCTGAGAAGAACTGAACTGCAGCGAAAGCTTGAGGCTCTTCTCGGATCACGGAATGTATATTTTCAGCCACCGACAGGAACAAAGCTGAATTATCCGGCAATTGTGTATAAGCTGGCAACTGCCAATGATGTGCATGCCGATAATAAGATATACAGACGTCTTTATCGATACAGCCTCACCTATATTACCAAAAATCCCGATGATCCAATGACGGATAAAATTGATGATATGCAATATTGCAGTTTTGATACGGCATTTTCATCGGACAACTTGAACCACTATGTCTATACGATATGGTATTAAATGGAGGGTAAAAACATATGAGTAAATTGGTTTGGGATCAGACCGGTACCCGAGAGTTTCAGGGTGGTGTAAGCGAAGTTGCTCTGTTCCCCATGGGGAGCAATGGTGAATATGAGAAGGGTGTTGCCTGGAGTGGTGTTACCGGTATTTCCGAGAACCCCAGCGGTGCAGACATCACAGATCTGTATGCTGATGATATTAAGTATGCTTCTCTGCAGTCTGCTGAGCGGTTTGCTTTTGGTATTGAAGCTTATGACTATCCGGATGAATGGTCTGAGTGTGATGGCAGCAAGGAAGTAACTCCTGGTGTGTATATTGGGCAGCAGACCCGTAAAGCTTTTGGCCTTGTGTACAAGACCAAGATTGGTGATGACACGCATCCGGGTATGGATAAGGGTTATCTGATCCATATCATTTATAACTGCACGGCGACTCCTTCTGGACGTGGTTATACCACGATTAATGAGAATCCTGATGCAATCACGATGAGCTGGGATGCGAACTCTACTCCTGTGAATGTGGAAGGATATAAGGCGACTTCTTCTATCGTTATCGACAGCACCAAGTGTGATAAAACAAAGCTGACTACTCTGGAAACGAAGATTTATGGTGGCGAGAGTAGTGAACCTGCCATGCCGCTTCCCGCGGAAGTTATTTCCACCATGAAGAGCACTACGACCGGTGGTGGCAGTGCCAACCCGAATAACCCGAATCCCTAATTAACTGTTATTTTTCAGGGGCCCTGTCGATTATGATGGGGCTCCTGATTATTGTGTTTTTAAAAGAAAAGGAGCAAGGAAAATGTTAAAGAAACTTATCAATTATGTTGACTATGATGGACGCGAACGTTCCGAAAATTTCTATTTCAATCTGAGTAAAGCAGAGCTGCTTGATATGGAGCTGGGTACGATTGGCGGTATGCAGAATCTGATTCAGTTGATTATTGAAAAGCAGGATATTCCGAAG